CCAAGTAAACCTTTCAAAACCGTTTTGACATTGATAAACACACATCCCATCTCCAAAACTACTTAACCTACAATAATACTCATCTAATTGTAAAGTTATGATAAACGCAAGTGAAGTAAACATTAACCACTCGCTTCCTTAATCATGTCAATTAAAAACCAAACCATACTTACTAATAAAGTTACTACAATGGTTATAGCTCCCCCCATCATTGTATTATAAAAGAACGCTTTACGTCTGCGTAATTGATCGTACACCTCACGCTTACGTTTTTCTTTAATTAATCTTCTTTGTCTAATAAACTCTTTGTAACCGTTAATTCCTAAATGATTCAAGGCTCCAACATAAAACATACTTTTTATTTCACGTTCCTGCTCTTCAATTTTTCTTTTAGCTACTAATGTATCAAAGGCTGCTGCTGTCTCTGACTTACTATATACAATTTTTTTAAAGATAGAAGGTTTGGCTTCCTCCTGTGACATCCATTCCTGTAAATCACTAATGTGTCCCGCCCACTTAGATAAAGATTGATATACTGCATCAGCTTCATCTGCTGCTTTAGCAACCTTTTTTACCACTGTAAAAGCAGTATTTGCTGCTGCTAATATAGTAAGTGGGTCCACTTTATTTCCTTAATTTATTAATTAGTTCTATAAAAGCCTTTGTAATTTTGTTAGACACTGTAGTATTCATAAGTGTAATCCTGTTGAGGCTTCCTCATTCCCTATAACACCTTTTAAGAAAGTATTAAAGGATAAACTTATTCTTTCTTTATCTGAATCAACTGTTTCAACCATATGATTTAAACATGAAGGAAACAAAACTAATAAGTCACTTTCAACATTAAAATACCAAGTCTCAGAGTTCCACACGTTATATTCTCTAGCTACTACACTTAATTGTTTATATACATCATTAAAAAATTTTATTCTGTCCTGTTCAATATTTGCTTGCACATAATACACACCTGATATAAAACTATTTCTATGGCTATGTTTATGATGGTGTTCTCCTTTTTTAGTGTAATTACACCAACTTTGAGTTATATATAACTTAGTGTCTAATGCGGGCTTGTGTGTTTTTTCAAAATACAAATCAACTTTATTAATAATCCAATCTTTTAAATTCTTTAATTGTTTATCCTCTAAAACATTTTTATTAGCTGATATAGAATTACCTAAATTAGGTTTCCTATCTAAATTTAAAATATACTTATTTTCTTTTTTTAAAATACCCGCATCATTTTTAAACCAACCTATAGGTGTGGGAAATAAGCTATCTATAACCATTATTTTAATTTGTGGGAAAAAGATTTTCCCCCACCTTTACCAACTTTATTATGGGGTCTATCATTTAAAATTCTCTGCGACAGTCCCTCTTTCTTTTTTTGTTCAGCTAATTGTTCGTTAGTCCAAATAGTTTTAACTTCTCTTTTGAATTTGTTAATCTTCTTTATAGTTTCTTGAACTTCTTTCATTGAAGGACACGGTCTTTCATCATGCCACTCAGTAAAACTACCATCTTTTATTTTCCAAACTGCACCGGGTCTTAATAAGGTTACGGCTGTTTGAATATCTGCAACTTGTTCATACGTATCTGTAAGCATATCAATACACCCATGAAACAAAAGAATATCTAGTGCCTTTTGTTATTGAAGAAACTTCATGTGGGTACATAAAGTTACTGGGAAAAATTAAAATAGACCCAGCCGGTAAGTTTATTTTTGTATCTTCAAACATTATAAAATCTCCCCCTTCATAGTTATTATTTAATACCCCTACTACAGATAATATTGGTACCCCTTTTATTTTTCCATCAAACACTGAGTGTATATGGTCACAATGTTTTTTCATATTTGTATCAACAACATACTTATTAAATCTTATTTCACAATATCCTTGCCAACCAAAAAACCAATCAAAATGTTTAAAGTCTTTTAAAATATATCTCTCAATAGCAAACCATATTTTATCTTGTAATATTTGTTTTTCGGGAATTTCAACCCAAGAAACTGATAACTCTTTTTCATAACGAATATGATGGTTATAAAAAGTGTGTTCTCTAAAATCTTCTTTATGTTCTTTTTTGTTTAAACTGTTTATAGTTTGTTGACACAACTTCTTAGGGATAAAATTTTTATAACATTTAATGTAATCCTTTAAATTTTTTTCATTCAAATAAAACCCACCCTTTACTATTATCACTCTGGTATACAGCCTCATCCCAAACATACAAATTTCCATCATCAGGAGGAGTATGTGGTCTTTCCCATCCACATTTATCTTCGTTAAAAACATATGTAGTGCTATCTTCAAGTTTTGGTTTTATAAAAGCATCTCTTGAAGCATCATATATAAAACCAACACCCGCAAAATTTTTTCTAAAAGGTGTTCCCCCCAATCTATGAACCCCATTTACTGTGTTGTAGCTAGTTTTTTTCCAGTTACTATAATTAAAAATACCTTGTAAAAAGGCTATACCCTCAGTCTCAGTTTCAGCGTATTTATTCTCAACAACGTGTACTTCAATAACGACATTGTTTTCATCTAACTTAGCAAAATGTGCCATTCACTAGCTCCATTCAATTCCACCACTAGAATTAAAAATATAATGGTAGTAACCACTATTTACACCAGCAGAAACACTTGCTGAGGAAGCCTGTACTGTTGATCTAACAATTACAACCCCACTGCCTCCATTAAGACCTGCGGTATTTGGACCCGCATGGACTCCGCCACCACCACCGCCAGTATTATCTGTTCCTGCTCCTCCTACAGCACCCCCACCACCAGCACCAGCAGCACCATTTCCAGCTGCTTGTTGCCCGGAACCTCCACCGCCGCCAGCACGAGTAACCGCCGGACCCGGTGAAATAGATGATGACAGCCCATCACCACCTGAACTAGCGGCTTCATTATAGCCCGGTAAAAATTGTCCTGTTTCTCCTGCACCTCCACCACCGCCAGCAACATATCTCGATGTGCCGGGACCTCCGGGACCCTCACCATCAGGATCATGTGAATTTCCCCCAGTGTTTCCCTGTATAGGATCAGTTACTCTACTACCACCTGTAGCACCTGTGCCAGCTATACCATATGCACTCGCTCCGCCACCTGAGCCTCCTGTACCTCCTGTTTGTGGGTTAGACCCAGAAGGAGGTCCGCCACGCCCCTGCCCTCCACCAGTGGAGGTTATACTCTGACTACCACCAGCGGCTGTGTTAATTATAGAAGCATTAGGACCTACGCTCCCAGAACCCTCCCCGGGAGTTGACCCAGTACCGCCTGCACCAACAGTAATTACATACCTTTTCCCTGTTTCAATAGTTAGTGGAGATTCAACAGTAGTAGGACCACCACTTGTTTCACCAATCACAGATGAGCGATATCCACCAGCCCCACCGCCAGACCCACCATGTGCGCCTCCGCCTCCACCAGAAGCTACGATAAGATATTCAAATATCCCAGCCGAAGCACTACCGGCAAAAGTCGTCATTAAAAGTTGATGGATTCCCGTCATTAACTTACATTTCCTGTTACGAAAGCGTGACCCGCACTTACAAACAAAACGGAAGCCACGCCATTTGCTGCTATTGCTACAGTTGCCGTAGCACTTGCTCCTCCCGCAACAAACATACTAGTGATGTTAGATGAAATATTTGTAGTAGAGTCAGCCGTTGCTCCAGCACTAACCACACTAAATATGTCTCCTGTGTCAAAAGTTCCAGCCGCAGTTGGAATTACAACTGTTTGGTCGGAAGAGGTTAAAAATATAAAATTACCCGTGTCTGTCTGAGCCGCAGAGATTGTTGTAGTTGCAACTGTTCGTGACTTAGGAATATCTCTTAAATCTCCATCTAAATCAAAATAAGTTTTATTAGTTATAGTTGCTGTCCCTGCTTCAGATACCAACGTAGAGTTTGCACCTTTCGGTAACAACATGGTGTTTGTTATCCCTGCTGAATGTTCTTGTGATTTTATTGTTTGACCATGAGAGTTACTTCTACAATTAAGTTTAAGTTCAGCATCTGTAGACCCACCACCTTTTATTTCTACAATTTGTGTAGTGGGATCAATTACTATATTTCCTACTTCATTATTTATTTCTCCTTCAACTCCAAGAGTAGAAGATACAGATACAGCACCTTTAACATTTAAGGTTCCTTGTGCTGAAGTATTACCTTGTATATGAAATGTACCACCAACCGAAGCGTTGCCTACTACACCTAAATTACCCGTACTGTTTGCTGTAACAAAGTTAAAGTTCCCAGTTGTAGAAGCTGTAGCAAAATTAAACTCTCCGGTTATATTTAAGTCCCCGGCTGCGTCTAATATAACTGCTTTTTCTGCTACATAAGTAGCAAATACTTCTTTTGAACCTGCTTGAAAGTCAACTCTATGGACAGTTGATGCAGAAGTATGACTAGAACTAAATACAGTTGTTCTTTCTAAAACATTAGCTGAGACTGTGCCTAAACCTACCTCAAATGCTGATCCATCTGATGCGGCATAATAACAAGTATTAGAACTGCCCACACCAGC